CCTCTACTTCAGCTTTGGTAAGGAGTCTCTCATTAAGGGAGTCATCAATTGTTAGCAGTTTACTTAGCTCAGGCCCTTTCAGTTTACCGTCTTTTAGCAGCTTTGAGTCCAGTGTCTCATTAACTTTAAGCTTAGCTGCATTTGGGTTACGTTTACCGTCTTTTAGCAGCTTTGAGTCCAGTGTCTCATTAACTTTAAGCTTAGCTGCATTTGGGTTACTAGCTGCAAATAGTGCTGCTTTGTTGGCCTCTTCTTGTCTAACTTTTGTCTGTGCGTCTACGTAATCACCATAACCCTTACCTATCTGGGCTATAGCATTACCTAAGTACTCTGCACTTCTATCAGTAACATTAGTAAGATCTATCTGACTTAATTTTATCTGTGTGTACGGGTTTCCGTATTGTGCCATGTTTACTCCTTATACCTTGTAGTCACTGGCAGTAAGATTCTTGTAATCTCCTGTACCTATTAGTGATTCTTGTGCTGTGTTCTTTGCAGTCATATTTGCGTTTGTCTTAGCTGCTGTGTAGTCTGCCTCTGACATCATTGGGCTATTACTTGCTAGTCCTGTATTATTAGCTGCATATATCTCATATGGATCTGATAATCCTTGTGCCTCTAGTGCTTGTCCATACTTTGTTTCGGCTAACCCACTAAACGTACCGCCTAGTCCTGCTAGCCTATCCTGATTCATATTGAATTGGTTTACACTTAGCAAGTTCTCAGCATTGAACTGCTCCTTTCTTAACTCTCTGTCTTTCCTAGCCTGTCTACTCGATATATAGGCACTAGCGATTGATCCAACCCCTTGTGCCATTCCTCCATACATTGATCCTTCTCCTGTATCCATACTACTTTCCTCCTGTATTGTTTATATTTCTTGTGGATGCGTTATTACTTATAGCACCACTCCTTGCTTGGTAGTTGTAGCTACCATCCTTATTTGTTGGGAAACTCATACTCACTCTCCTCTGAACCCAGTCTTTGCTGTGGTTTCACATATTATCTTATACTTCTCATCGTACAGCATACCGTAATCATACTGAGCATCTCCTTTTGCTATTTCTAGTAAGTCTTCCTCTGTAATCTCCGGCCTTTGTCTATCAAATATAGTATGTACCAATTCACTTAAGTTCAGCTCGCTTTCCTCTACTCCTCTGTCTTCAATGTCTGCTTCTAACTGCTCAGTTACTTTTGCGATAGCTCTGTTCATAGCATCTGTTTTTGCGTCTGACTTATCTGTTATATATGCTGCATACATCTGCCCCGCATAGGAGGCTAAATACCCCATAGCCATTGCGTAGAACATACTGGCTGACCATCCTCCATCCATCCAAGTGAAGAACAGTATTACTAGTGTTATTATCATTACTATTATGTTAAATATACTCATAAAAGCATCCGTCTCATACCACTCAAGGTGTATTATCTCTGATGCGTACATACTTAACCGTAAACTCTTTAACAGTAACTCCGCTAACTCTTCGTGGTTAAGCGAATCTGCCATAGCAAATGATATAGGGAACAGTAACTGACTCTGTGAGTCGGGTCCTAGTGATGCTAGTACCATTGTGTTCTGCCCACCTCTGCTTAGTATAGTAGTAGCTTTCAGGTCTATCATAGTATACGTCTCTAGTGTGTTTATATTAGCCTGGTGTGTAACTACTAAGTCGAACCCACTTACACTAACGGTAATCTTCCCTATATCACTTGGTGTTACTACCTTTTCGGTTATTATCAGAGTGCTATCATACATTAACATAGCGTTCCAGGAACCATATGTTGTCTTGGCTACTCTTTGTTGATCGGTACTACCATCGTCAGGTTCTGTAGATATGTTTGGATCATTGTGTAGTGTTCTCACCATCTCATATACAGCCTTACGTATACAATCAGAGTCATCTAGTGGATCTACCATAAACTCTATGTAAGCATCTGTACATTGCCCTACGTCGGGTCTAGCTAGTACGCCTTCGAGTAGTTGATCCACATTCATACCTAATGAGTGCAGCACTTCATTACTTTTGTAGTAGTCTCCTGATGTATCCAACCTATCGGCATCTGTGCCTTTTATCCCATAACACACTCCCTCAGGCTCTCCAGAACATGTACCTGCATCTATCTTAGCATACGCATTTGCGTATACACTATCCGATACACCATTCACATTCACACCACCAGACCTTAATGGTATAACTGGCATTAGTGGGGCTGCAGTAAATCTTGAATTTGTTGCTATGTACGTTTCGTCTGTTATTTCGTCTGGGTGTACGCAGTGTATGTTAGCGATATCGTAACCTATCACATAGTACTGTATTACATCATTGGCAACTACAGTAATCTCTTGGTAAGTAGTAGCTTCAACTGTTTCAACCGTATCAACTACTGTCTCGGTAGCTGTTTCATATACACCTGGTGAAACTTCAGCTACTGTCACCGTAATTGTTATATGCCTTTCGTATGTAGTCTCTACATCACCTGCTGCTACAATCTCTGTTTCATCTGATTCTGTAACTATTACACTCTCCTCAGTACCCTCCTCAGTGACTACTGTATCTGTGGTTTGGTACGTGTCTACAGTTACCTCGACTAGTTTTAATTCTACCACATAAGTATCATCCCCTGAGTGGTAATACGTATCATTTATTGCCCACACGTCTCCTGTAATTACCACAGTACTATTGACTGGGCTGTAAGCACTGCCATACAATTGTATGAGTTTGAATGTTATCCACTCGTCAGTTGTAGGTGCTCTACGGATTATTATCACATCGTCTGCTGTGTAACTCGTACCGTATATGTTATTTATGTACAGAGCTGTTTCTGTCAAGCTATAGGACAACCCTTCTATCTCTGTAATCGGTATACCATGATCCAACCTTTTAGCAGCGTAGTAAGGTGTTCTAAACTTGGCTCTATTTCTAGCTATGTTATTTTTAACAGTATCTATGAACCCCTTTGGGTGCAAGCATCTGTCGTTATTGCTTAGGTTATGGGCTATTACATCTAGTTGCTTTCTTATCTCTTCATCAGGTATTAACCTCTTTGACGTTACATTACCGTTCAGTATGTCTTCATCTGTTATCCCTATTAGACTGAATATCAACTCTAGTATGGGCATAGCGATTTTATCCCATACTGCGTCTACTACATCATCCAGAAATTGCACTACATCATTTACTATAGGTATTTTCGTAAGATAGTGCCCTACCCCGGATATAACCACTATCTTCTCTACTACCCCACCCATTACTGTTTCACCAGTCCGTAGTAAGTGAGGATGTATGTGGATTGTCTTTCATCAAATAACCTCACAGGTACATCATTACGATTACCGTTTCTGAACCTCCGTAGCTCAGTTGTATCTAGTATGCTCATTAGTCTAGTTCCGTCGTCTAATGGTACCATTACTAGTTTGGGTACTTGTCTACATACAGTCATTAATAATAGTAATTTTTCTATAGGATCTTCACTTAACCATATACTAGTAGCTAACTTTCCTTGTACGTACAGGAAGCTACTACCACATCTATACACTTTATCGGAGCTTAGCATCAGTTCCTTGTAACCCTCTTCTTTACCTACTATGAACTTTTTAACTCTCTCGTAATCTGCTTTAATATCTCCAACTGCTTCTTCCAGTATCTTGTATGAACTATTTTTATTTGTGTAACAAGCAACTTGCATAGTACCCTCCCATCCCAGCAGCTATGCAGAGTATGTCCCCTTGTAGTTTATCATCGTCTATAGCCATACACAGTTCTACTAAACCACTAGCACCTTGAGCATGTCCTACCTTACTTTTGTACTCCACAGTACTCTCACCAAACACAGCTTCTTCAGCCTTATTGTTTACTCCAGTACCGGTACCATGTACCTTGTACACATCAGCTTCTGTCTTTATAGCTTCTAGCCCACTTTCCAGAACATCAAATGGATTACGTGAGTATTTGTATACTGCTTTACATGTATCTATTATTGTACCTTTTCCTTCATTACTGAATACCGTACACGCAAATGCATCACTTGGTTTTACTGGTATGTTATGTTCATGGAATATTCTTATAGTGTCGAAGCTAGTCTTCTCTTCTGCTATAACTACTACATGATCTACTCCTTTTAGTAATTCTTCGGCCCTCTTCACTGCATACAAGCTACTAGCACATGTATTTGTTACCATGTCTACACTAACTACGTTGTTACTTCTACCTATTAATCCTGCATACTTATGTAGCATGTACCCAACAGTGCTCTTTGCCACCATACTACTATCCTCTATCTGAAGGGAGTTGGTGTAATCTTTAGTACAGGTTCTTGTCTCTGATTGGTGTATTGTAACCCCAACAACATATAGTATAGCTACAGTTCCGTCCAGTTGTATCGCACTTAGCTCGTTTCTAAACATCTCCGTATATTGGGGAGTCATGTATCCCACTCTATCAATCTCTGGGATTGCTATTCTATCACCGCAGTCTTTAGTAGCGTATTTGTAAAAGTAGTTAGTTAGAATCATTCTGAATCCTATCGACAACATCCTGCATCGTAATTTCTATTATAAGTAATGTATCTAATTCTTTGTGGCTATACACGTCATACTTAGCATTTATCTCCATAAACACCACTGTAATTCCGAAACTATCTACACCTGAATCTATTAGCTTCTCATGAAGTTTTATCTTTCTGCCATGCTCTTCTACTAGTATATTATTAGCAAACTCTACTATCTCTTCCATTATTACGCTCCTGTTATAAGTGCTTTAATCTCTTCTGCCGACTCATACCACATGTTACCAGGGTTTATATTAAAGTTACCAGGTACTGTTGTTTGTGTAGGAGATGCACTAAACGATATTGACCATACGTCTAATGCTTTGTCTATTGCTTTCTGTCGTTTGTTATCATCAAATCCAACCGCTTGTCTTAAGTACAACGCAGTCTTAGCAGCCCCTTCTAATTTTTGCTGGTCTTTTATTAGTCCATCTTTAGTCTTATTAGCTCTATCAATCACACCATTTAGTACCATCTCATCTACTTGCGCCTCTACTTGCTTCTCTTGCAATACAAACTGTACTGATTGAGTTAGTGCACTTTGCATAGCACCCAAGTATACAGTAGCATAATCTGTACCTTTGATTCTACCTTTGTTGAACTGTGAATCTATATGAGCATTCATAGTCTCCATTATATCCTCAAACACCCCATCTCCTGTAACTACATTATTAGTCACGGCTACATTACTTGTCACATCTTCTATTGATATGTTAGTGCCCGAGCTAACTTTGTATTCGGCCAAGTCTGTATCTGTGTATGGTGCTGCATCTGTTGTAGCTACCCAATCACCCCAATTATCTGTAGTTAGTATTCTAGTTCTCTTATCAATCGTAATCATTAGTATCCTTTATAAGTATAATCGAATGCACCTAAGTGCACTCTATATAATTACTTATCTTTAATTTCATCTAACTCTTCATCAGTTAGTGGAACTTCTTGTATCATGAATGCTGGACCCATGTTATGCTCGGTAACTTGTTTACCTTTAGCATTTATTCTAGTACTTTGTATCAGTGCTTCTTTCTCTCTTAGCATACTGATAATCATCTTATTAACAAACCCTGGCTTACCTTGGATGTTAACTACTTGTTTCTTTGTTCCAAACTTACCCATATGTGTAAACATATCAGATGGAATCTCTCTCATTCTTGGATCTAGTGCTGTCACAGCAACTCTTAGTACTTCAGTAGATGCTCTCATTCCACTAGCTACAACTTTTTTCTCAGCTACTTCTACTTTGATTGCTTTACTTGTCTCTGGATCAGCTACTTTAGCTGCCATTGCTTGTGCTGTTACTGCATCATCTGCTGCTTTAGCTTCTACTTCATCTACTAGTAACTGCAAATCAACTGTACTGATGTTGCCTTTGAATTCTAGACCTAGCTTCTCAGCTACTTCTTTTAGTTCTTCTCTTTCTGTTGCCATAATTTATTCCCTATTACCTTATTTTTAATGTCATTGGTGGTACTCGACTATTCTCAGCATTTCAGCTGACACTTGTTTCGATTATTTTACCATCTCTGGTGTTAGTTTAACCTTAATCCCTTTACCGTGATTTAAGTCACTAGTTACACAGCCTGAATCCATGTTCTTTACGACTCTCCAACCGCTCGCTACTTTTCTAGCACCGGTAACATGTCTTCTATATATAGCCATATCTTTACCATCCTTAGCGGACAACTCATATAGTGAGCCAGTGAACTGTTCTCCTGTACTCTTTACCCATAAGTAGACATTCTTAAACTTTAACTCTTTATTTGCGTCTATAATAGCCTGTCTGCGTGCTATAGTGTCCTTAGCAAGTGTGTTTGATTTAAATGTATCAACCCAGTTCAGTGTTTGAACTCCTGTACCACAATTTCGTTTTACTCTCCAACCTGATGCTGTTAGTAGTTTTTGCTTGAATATCTTGTAGAACCCACTATTATCTTTACCACTGTGGTGTGCCATCTCTTGAACAGTTCCTTTGAATGTACTACTATCTTTATGTACCCAATCGTACACTGTTGGTTTTACCCAGTTTGCGTATGCCTTGGCTTTCCTTGCGCTCTCAGCATCTCTCTTTACTATCTGTTCTGGTGTTAGCATACCTATTACAAACTTAGTCACCCAATCACTTGTAGCTATTCCAGTCTTTGTGTTACTTTTTACTCTCCAGCCTAGTGTAATCGCAATTCTACCTCTTAGTAATCCAGTCAAGTAATCCTTAGCTATGTCTGTATGTTCTTGCATTTCTGCTACTGTACCAGCAAACTCTTCACCATCTTCGTGTATCCACACATATTTAGTATCGTTGAATGTATAGTGATTCTCACCCATCATCTTTACCAGTTGTTCGGGCGTTGGTTTAACTCCGTATGTACTGAATCCTGTAGTTGTTGCTTTAGCTCTGTTATAGTATTTTGGGTTGATTGCCACATCATGTAAGTCGTGCATCTGTATTTCGTGCAGCATAGCTTCTTCTCTTGTAGTGAATGAGCTTAGTATTGTTTTGATTGATCTCTGCTTTTCGTCAGCAGTCATGTAGTTTGATGACCCTTTGTAAGTGTCTTCGTGTATTGGGCAATCACATGACCTAACACCGATGTATCTCATATCGTTTGTCAGGTCGTATAATTCGTATGTGTAATGTTGTTGGTTCATTGGAACTCCTGTACTTATTAGTTACCTAATTATACAGGAGGTCCGCTTGAGCCTTCATTAAACTGTTGGACAAACTCTAGAATTTAGAGTTAGTATTGTAAACGGCAAGATGATCGGGTCTTGAGATCAGAACGCCATTCCAGAAGCTCACTACGGTCATACCTTCATTCGCATATGGGTTCTGTAGTGTTTGTAACTCTTCAGGTGTTTTAGTTTTAACATCAAACTTACCTTTAGTCCCAGCACCATACTCGAATCCAATGTGTGTGAAACAACCTGAACCTACAATTAATGAAGCATATACTTCAAACTTAGTCCCATCATTCTTGAACAAGTCATTAGTTGCATTTGAAGTCCGTGCTGCACCAACTGCTGCACCAGCTGCATCAGAGTATCTAACCATTTTCTTGTTAATTACAATTCTGAATGGTCCAACCATACCGATTTCACCGAAGATTGATCTTACGTTTTTACCATCTTTATCTGCACCAGCATATGATTCTCTAGCAATGAATGCCATCTTAGGGTTAGTAGCAGTTGAGTCTAATGCCTCAATTGATCTGTAATCCATTTCTTGTTCTGGTGTAATGAATAAGTATCTAGCAGCTTGAACTACTTTTGTATCAATCAGTCTTGAACCAGTGATAACTTTTGTGTCTAGTGGACAGTCATTGTTATTTAACTCTGTATTAATTGCGTATAGTGCTTTCAATGTTGGAACTGACGTAGCATCAATTGTACCTAATGTAGTTGCATCACCTGCGAATGAGTTGATACCTGCACCATTAATTAACTCAATTGCTAGTACATCTTCATTAATTTGAGCTGCACCTCTAACTGCTTCCTCTGTAACTCTTTCTTTCCACTTAGGATCAGAATCAAATTGAACTTCTTGTTTAGTCCATGTGAAGTAGAAACCTCTTGGTACGATATTACCTCTTACTTCTTTTCTTGAGAATGAAACTTTATTCACTTCTTTAGAATCTTCACCTAAGTTTGGTAATTTACCTGTAATAACTCCTGTTCCTCTTGATGAACCGTATAAGTTACCATTAGCATATGCTATTCCAGAACTATCAAGTCCAGCTCCAGCTCCACCAGCATTCTCATCACTTAATAGTGGAATGTATCTGTGTCTTACTACTTCTTTACCCATGTTCATTGGTTGAGTCATTGAATCTGACATTTGACCAAGGATCATTATATCTTTAGCTTCAATTATCGCATTCTTCTTGTCGAAGAACTCTTTTCTTATCTGTTTATTACCAGCTGCGTTATCTATTGTAGATTCTCCACCTGTTAGTCCAGTATTATATGCCATTATTTATTCTCTCTTTTTACTTTAGTTTTTTGTAGAATGCTTGGAACTCTTCGTCTGACATATTATCAGTATCTAGATAGTCCACTGCATCACCTGCTTTTGATCCATTGTTTCCAATAGCAGCAGCTTTTTTCTTGTCAGCAGCAGCTTTGTCTTTTCTCTGTTTAGCTTGTTTGGCTTTCACATCAGCTATTACTTTAGCCTCTGCTTCTGCTTTCACATTAGCTTCATGAGCAGCTCTCGCTTCTGCTTGTTCTTGGTATACCTTCTGTTGGTTGTATTGACCAGCAGCTCGCATGTAGTGATCAAAATCAGACCCTCTTCCACCATTCATTGCTTTTGCTTTAGTAGCAATTTGGTTAACAATAGCATATGTGCCATCAGCTACATCTGAATGTAACCCAGCCATAATCTCTTTTGCTCCCCATTTACTACCATCTCTACCAATGAACCCCTCTACCATTGCTTGTCTGGATTCATCATCCCATTGTGTCGTAATTACGTCACTCGCAAATTGTCCGTGTTCATCTTCGTTTAGTGCACTGAATGCTTCGTTTATGTCTAACTCCGAATCACTTTTACCATAATCCTTAGGTCTATAGCTATTTTCAGCTTCTGTATCCAAGTCAAGTGCATCTACGCTTGTTTGCTTTAGTACTGAAGTGATCGCAGCCTTATCACCTTTTAACACGTCTAACATAGTATTGAATTGGTCATCCGTCATGTCCACTTCTTCCATTGCACTAATTCGCTTTCTATGCTTAGCTAGTTGTTGTGTCTTCTTTGTGTAGTCCATTGATTGTTTGAACATCTTATCGAAATTCTCTAACTTCTCTTTGTTCGTAAACTCAAATTCACCCTTCACAGCTTTTACTTTACTCACAGTACTCAGGTACTCGTTTAACGCATCATCTTCCGACTTTGCTACTACTTCATCTACTACTTCTGGGGTGTCATCTGCTACTATCTCATCTGATCCGGCGACCTCTGGTTTAGTTTCTGTTGATCCGTCTGGAGTTTCATCAGTAATCTCATCCTCTTCAGTAGTCACTTTGGAATCCTCATCTGGTTGTTCCGGTGTAACTGGTTCTATCTCTTCTTTTATTTCAGTCGGATTTTCAACCGTATCCTCTTCAGCTAGATCAGAATCCATCTGACCTGACTGCATGTACTCTTGTAAGTCTTCATCATTCATTAGCATTGGATCTGTTACTACATCACTCATCTATTCGCCCTCAGCTTTAGCCATTTCTGATTCTCTTATATCGGCTTGTGCTATCTCTGCATTATTAACAGTATCCTCTAAATGTCTCACTAAATAGTTAACACTCATGATTGACTCCATTGTTGCTTGTCTAACTGCCGGATTCATATCTATTAGATCTTTTGAACCTTCTAATAGTGTCTCTGTAATATACCCATCTAGTATAACTCTTTGGAATTGCGGTAATCCTCTTAGATACTGTAGATCTTCACCTAATACTATCGCTTGAGCTCTCGCTACTTCTTCATTTGTTTCTTGGTTGTTCATTTCTGAATCCTTTTTCTATTTGATTTGTAGTTTTTCTGACTTACTCTGTCATAGGACTATACTTGTTGTGCTAATCCCATTCCTCTTCCTTGACCTGATCCATCCATTACTGGTTGACCTTGTGCTATTTGACCTTGCTCTTGCTGAGCCATTTCTTGTTGTAATTCTTGTATTGCTATTTGAATTAATTGCTCTGGCACACCCTCAGCTACTAATTGTTCTGGTGTTGCGCCTTGCATTAGCATTTGTTTAACTTGGTCTATCATTGCTCTTTCTTGGTCTGGCCCACCTTGTGGTTGACTTTGTTGTGCTAATCCTTGTTCCATATTACATATCCTTTTATCTATTATTGTATCTTACTGCACTATTACTTAATCGTATCTTAACGGACTTGTGCTGCGAGTCCATCCCTGTTAACTACATAGTTTTCCAGTGCATCTGCTTTACTCTTCTGTCTATTAGCATAATCTGTTAATCGTTGCATATCCATTTGCATACCTTGCATGGTATTCGCAATTTGAGCATTCTCTTGGTCTTTGGCTATCTGTTGACCAGCTGCTTTCTCATTTCTTAGTGCACTTAACTCACCTCTCATTCCTACGAATGATGGCGCTTCTTCTGCGTACACATTACTTTTTGTTGTTATCATTATTTAGTCCTTTTCATTATTGTCTTACGCCGAGTGCTTTATCCCCAGCTTGAGCCTGGAATTGCATCTGCATTATGTTAGCTCTTATCTTCTGATCTTCTAGCATCATTTTTGCATTATTCTTTTGGTCTTCTAGTTCTAACTTTTCTAAGTGACTTGTGCCTTCATCGTTTTTCAGGTAGTCTAGCGACACTTGGTGAGTCTTCTCTTCTATCATTTTTGTATCAGCAGCTATCTTAGCAGTCTGTGCCATCTTTAATTGTGCTGCGGCTTGCTTCTCTTGTGCATCACTTTCTGATTCTTGTCCACCTGCGTATATTGCTTTAATCTCTGCTTCTAATTTATCGTTTTCTAGTGTTAGTTTTCTTAACTCTTGTTTCTTAGCTTCTTCTGCCATTGGGTCTGGATTTTCCATTTGTTGTCTAGCTTTATCCGCTTGTTCTCTCAGCTTCTTGGCCCTTATTGGGAACTTCGATAGCTCAGCCCAATCTGCCATCATATCATATTTAGCATCTGGTTCCATTGTTGGTCCCATTGTTTGTAACATGAATGCTATTTTCTCTGCTTTAATTGCATTATCTTCTGATGTGCTCACTACAATTGATATATCAATTTTACCATTCATATTATCTAGTCGTGCAACCACGTGTTCTGAATTGGTAATTCTTTCTACTTCCTCTGGTTCCATGAATGCCACATTGTATGACATCCATTTTCTCATTAGCGGTTTGATCATATTCTCAGCGATGTTCCGTACTGTATTTAGTCTTCTAGTAGCAGTAGCATCTAGCACACCTTTTGCACCAGCTGCGGATCCACTCATTCCACCACCCAGTCCTTTATCATTCATTCCCATTACACCAGTGATTGACTCGATGTCGTTATTAGCCATTCCTAGTATGTTGAACATACTACTTGGTAACTGATTGAACGAACCGAATTGAATATCATTAATGCTTGTGTTTACCTTGAAGTGCTTACCGGCAATCATCTTCTTTTCGTTGATTGTATCTACTGCACCTTTCTTTGTGATTATCTGACCGTTATTTGATTGTGCCATATTATCTATCGCACCTCTAATTACAGCAGTCTTTAGTTTCTGACTATCATCTATTAGTGCTGCATTAGCTTCACCATACATTTCGAACGGGATACTATTAGTTGTTGTTATTATGAATGGTATTTTCTTGTCTGGATATGGATTACCTTCTAATCTAATTACTGTGTCTTGTACCCATACTATTACTATTGGTTCAGCAATACCGTCACCATTTACATCATAGTTACCCCAGTACTCGTATACTAGTAGTTTCTTTCTTGGATCATCTTCAAATTTGAAATCGCCACTATCCATCTCTTTATATGTATCATCATTAGTAGTATCTGGCATTTCTTTTTTTATCTTATCCAGATTCCTGTATCTGCCATCTTTTTTTAGTGATGATAGATTACTCTCGTATCTTACCACTATGAACTGACACATATCCATATCATCTTGACATGTTGGGTCTATGTATACATCTTCATTTCTTCTTACTTTAGCAGTTGGTTGGTTGATTATGGATTCTGCCACAGTTACCATCTCTGTTCCACCGATATACTCTTTTCCAGTATACTCATCTACTACTATTATTGGTTGCTCTATCTCTCGCTCTTCTGACTCTGACTTCCAACCAGTTTGTACAACTACTGTACCATCTTTATCTAGTACTTTTATTGCTCTTGTCAGGAAATTGTACCTATCGAACTTACGACAGAACTGGGTATTGATTACTAATTCTGTTTGTCTAGCAAGTAACTCATCCTCGAACGTAACTGGATTAGCTTTGATTATGTCTTCATCCATGAATGGCGCAACTAGCGTAGCATGTAGCCATTCTGATTGTCTTCTTGAATCTTTACTGACAATCTGCGACTTACCTTTTACTTCATTACCGTATGGTTTAGCGTCGTAGATACGTCTGTACTTTAGTATCTCAGCCATTTTAGTATCATGTAGTGTCTCTGCATTTTTGTAGTCAGTCTTACATGCTGCTAGTATGTCTTGTATCTTTGGCTTGCTAGCTATGCTAGTGTCTTTATTGTTTATCATATAGTTATCACCTTAGTGTATGCTTGTTTAATTGACTAATGGTAGCACACCATCCCTTAGTTTTACCTAAGTGGTTATTTAGTTGTACTATCACCACTCATGTAATCTAACAGTAACTTCTGTGTTAGCCTATCTGTGTGTAGTGTTAGTACTCCGTCCATTTTCTTAGTCTTGTTAATATAGTGACGCAAGTACGATGCTGTGATTGTTTCAATTGAGTGTTTCTTTAACATTATCTCTAGTATTGGCATAGCTAATTTGATATTATCATACGCGTGTTGATCTTGTATTTTAGCTAATTCAGCTGCTTGTTTTTCTAGTAGTATTTGTTGTTTTCTGTGTGCGACTAGCAAGTCTGTATGTTGATTTGCTATTTCTATTGGGTCTTGTTTAGCTAACCATTCTATCAGCTCACCTGTATTATCATCCCAGTGTGCTTGCAATTGTGCGACTGCATCACTACCTAATTGATTTGGCAGTATCTCGTATGGGTTAGTCATCAGCTTAGTCTTACCTATCTTCTTTACCATTCCATTCGTAATTAACCAGTTGATTATTCTGCTTGCTGTAGCTTCTGAGCAATTTATCCACTTAGCGAATCCTTTATTCAGTTTCCCATTCTTACTGTCGAATGCTATATTACCAGTCTTACCACCTTTTGTTGCAGCTATTAGCAAACCTAGTGCCTTACTCTTATGTGTATCACCTGCTGTTTCTAACATCAGTGCCATTACTTCTATTCCTAGTCGTTTCATCATTCCTGTCTTTGCCTTATTTTGTCTTACTAGTGTAGTTGTTGTCTGAGTGAATCTGACCTCAGCACCGTTATTATTAGTCTCTGTGTGACCTACTGTTTCTTGTCTTAGTACATCTCCATGTATCGCTGTTACATTAGTTTGCATTGTTTCTTTCGGGTTATTTTGTTTTGAGTTTTGATTAGCTGGTGTCCTACTTCCGTTAATCAATCAATGAAGAACTCTTGAGTGAAGTGTCATCTAGCGTATTTGCTAGTTGACGGTCTTCTGGAAGTTAGGACACCTCACTCAAACTTTCTTATGCATAATTGTACTACTGTTCTAATTAATCTTTGCTTAATCGCCATTTTTCACCTGCTCAATCTCTTGCGCTCGTGTGGAACTTATCAGTCTATTTCTTTCATTTTGTTGCATCCCTATGCAATTACTATTTGCCACTCAACCCAGTATCTACCTGGGCTCATGGCACTTTCTAGGAGCCTAACTCTAATATTATTATATTATTATATAAGTTAATGGGAACCTAATAGATTTACCAGTCTGTGGTAACTGCACATAGGCCTGACTACATTCTACCTTTAACCGATATATGTGGATAGTCCCGTCCTCCGCTTATATTATAAGCGATACCCCATTCAAGTATCAATCCTAACTTCATAGCAGCTCTCATCATAGCCCTACCAAGTTCTAACCAGGCCATAGCTACTTCTGGATCTTTTACATTCCACACATTTCCATCAATCACTGGTATCACATCAATTGCCATACCTGTCTGATGATCACTTATCTTGTTAACTCCATCTAGCTCACTCTTACCATCAGCGTACATGTTTGCTTGTTGTTCTGGTGTTCTGAACCCATCTATCACAGAGAAATCAATCGTACTGTACTTTAGTGCTTTCTCTGCTAGTTTCTGGACCATCTCATCAGTACCTGCCAAATGTTTTTTACTACGCTTACCGAACTTATACTCTTTCATTTCATATCCTTTGCTTTGATTATCTTATACGGTACATTAACATCTCCATACTCAACCATTGCTAATCCTTATCTATTGATTCTGTGAAATGTGATTTAATCGATAGTGTTAGTGCTGCGAATACTGCACCTACTATCACATTTAGTGTCATTGGATCTACATCTTTAACTTGTGTTATGAACTCTGCACTACTTACCGTGTATGCTAGGTACATTATGAACCCCAGTACTACGTATCTTGCTATTAACTTTATATCAGCTTTATTCATCTGGATTTCCTTCTGTTTTGTCTTCTTTATATCTGTCTATCTGCCATGTGTAGAACGCTACTACACCTGACCACACATCATTTAACTCTACCATCTTCGGAGCACAGGTTCTCTGTAATTCCTTACTACCCATCTCTATATACGCACCTTCTATATCTATCTTTTCAAATGCGTATGGCTTCTCGTATATGTACTCTTTCTTAATTACTATCTCTGGCTTAGTTGGAGTACATCCGCTATAAATAGAACTTAGTACTATCAATATCGTTACTTGTAGTATTCTTATCATAGTTAATTGTCTCCTTTATAGTTTCTTTTTTGCTATTAGCTACTGCATCAAACACAGCTTTCTTTTGATCATCAATTGCTACTCGCTGTATCAGCTCTATATTCTCACTCATAACTTGAATTGTAGTTGCTTGATTACTTATCTCTATTACTTGCTTCTCTATTCTAGCTTCCATCGATGAGTATTTGTAGTACACACCTCCAGCAGCAGTCAGTAATATAGTGCCTATTAGTATATATATTTTAATCATGACTTTTTACCAAATACCCTATCCATTATCCATTCAGCAAACTTACTTTCAGCTACCAGTATTATCTGGTATGCAGTAACTCCGCTTAATCCTATTACTGCGTCTCTGCCTGTCATATCACTTGGTATTACTCCACCAACTAGATGTGCCACGAATGCACCTAGTGTCATATTGATGAACATACTGGTATACATAAATACGAATGGACTACCACTTCTAGCAGCCTTACTATAATCAAACAAGTACGCAACTGCTCCACCTATTAACCCCATCCATGCATCTTTGAATATAACCATGTGACTTATTGCTTGGCCTACTTCTGACATATCATACACTCTCTCACGGCAGTATTTAGTATATACATACACAATAGTATCACAAGTATCGCAACAGTAACTGCTGTTCCAAAGAACTCACCCAGTACCTCATCTCTCTGTGTTCCCTGTACAATTATGTACTTGTAGTCCCGTAACCCATTCTCATCTTTGTTACCATAGTACATCCATTCTAACCACTCAGTACCACCATCATAGTTGTATTCTGCGTGGATCCATGGAGTACTGCTAGTATACCCCGTGATTGTACTTAGTGCTACCTCTGCACTATTCCAGTCTTTGAAGTACTTACCTACACTATCTTCTGTGAAGTACAATGTCTCACCGTTTGGTATATCCAGACTATTATCATATACGAACTTTAGTGTCTCTATGTCTAATACATACGGATCTCCAGTCTCTGATGTCTTACTATCCTTAGCGCATATTTCGAACCTTACATAGTCTAACTTACCTACTGTACCATCAAGACATGACTGTATCATATTCAGATTAGTCCTTGCTTGATCTCTTTTACATGACTCCATGCCATTTGTTAGTAATCCAGAAGCGAGTATTACTAGTATTAGTAATATTATCACAGTTACTGCTGCTGCTCTTACTTTTGGACTTTCATTCTGATTTATACTCATACTAAATACCTTAATTAATTAATTTAACAATGCCAGTCTACCACACTTTTACTTAAGTGTTGAGTAGCTGCCAACTAGTGACTTTGAACCCTACCGTTATCACTTCTACACTGTTCGGTATGTATGTGTAGTTTACTACCACATTATCTACCTCCAAGGATACTGAGTATAGCAGTAGTATCGACTCATTGCTCATGCCTAATCTCTTAGCCTTATCTGGATGCACTATGCCTTCCATTCCTATGCAGTACCCTTTTTGGCATCCTATCGATCCACTTACTCCTAGCTTCACATCACCCAACTTAACTGGTGTGTATATTCCTGTGATTGCGTAGAACTTAGTCGGTTCGTAGTAATTGTTCACGAACGACACACCTTCTACTTGTATGCTGTACTTATCCTTCTCTACGAATCTGTATGCCACACCAACCCAATTGTGATTATTCTCGTTGAAGTCACCTTCTATCAAGTGATTTGATTTAGCTCCAATTGTTGCTATCACGCTATCTGCTACTGCTGTAGTACTTAGCATCACTGCTAGTACTAGTCCTATTATTAGTTTATTCATCATCTCCCCCTATACTAACTGATTCACTTTTGAATCTAATGTATTTATTGTTGTATTAGCCTTTCCATATCGTGTACTGGGCTATTAACCCAGTTGCTACTTTATGTTTTATCAAGGATGAGTAGGTAGTACAAGTGTATCTGTACTATCTCTCAACTCTTGTCTGTAGATACTCAGTAACGATGTATCTATTCCTGCATCAAATGCTATGTTAATTTCAATATCTAGTTCAGCTAGTAGATTGTTTCTAATTACTCTGAACTCAGATTGTGTCTGCACCTGTAACTCTTCCTCTGTTGGACTTCCATAATCAACATCTTCAAACTCGTCTTGACCATCAACCTCTTTACCTATTGGTGCTATATTAAACACTTCTTTTTCTATCCAAGTTTCATCTTGACCCGAGTGAAAGTCTTGCACCTCTTTAGTGAACTGTTCTGTTGTATACTGTGTCCCTGTAAACTTACCATTTTTTATTATTGTTATCATTTATTTTTCCTTTGCTTTTAGCTACAGATTATTAGTCTGTAGCTTGTTGGTTACCCAATTCTGTTTATATACCCATTTGCAGTTACAGTTACTGCTGCCTGATTTGCTTTTCCACCTGTACCATTGTCTGTCCAAGTTCCAGTGTGTGATTTTATCATTCCACCGCCTAATACTTTAGCTAGTGCTGTTGTGCTTCCAGCTGCGTTAGATGTTGTTATAGACTCAGCTGATATAGTACCTGTTACAACATAACAAGCAACACCACTGTTTGTTGTGTTAGTCATATTGTACGCAGATATAGTACCACCTTCTCGTGCATAACAAGCATAACCACTGTTTGTTGTGTTAGTCATATTGTACGCAGATATAGTACCGCCTACTCGTGCAAAACAAGCAACAACA